ATGTTCGGAACTCGGATTCGCTAGGCGTAGAGCGATCTCAAAGCCGTGCCTGGCACATAGGCGGGCTTCATCGTCAACCCGACGAAACCCGCGATGGGAGCTACTTCCAGTCGATCATGCCGGCACTTTCAGCACAAGCGCGGACGTGCTCGCTCCAGCGCTCCATGACTGAGCGTCTGGCGTCGAAAAAGTCTGAGCGCTGATAGGCTCTACTTACCTGCGTTCCGACGTCGTGGCTTAGGCACATTTCTGCGACGTCAAAGGGCACGGCCTCGTCGGCTAGCCATGATCGTGCGATCGATCGAAGCCCGTGGGCAACAAGCCGGCCTTTGAGCGACGTTCCGTGGAGGTATTTTGCCAAAGCTTGCTGGCTGACGTGCTTGCCGGTGCTCTTGCTGGCAAAGACATGGCCACTTCGCGGCCGCGGGCTGACCTCCTGCTCTTTAGCAATCAGCTCGGCCATGAAGGTGGTCACGGGGATGCGAAAGGGGCGTCGTTTTTTCATTTGCTCTGCGGGGATGTGGATCGCGTCTTCTGTGATCCACGACTTCTCGAGCGAAGCATTCTCACATGGTCGAAGCATTGAGCAGAGCGAGAAAAGAAAGAACACGCGCATGCGCAAAGGCGCGTCCTTCATGACGACCATTACCGCAGGCAACTCTCGCCAGTCGACAGACGGCATGGGCTTGACCTGCGGCGGTGCGAAGACCTTCGATACTCGTGCGAGTGGATTGTGCTCTATGTAGCCCGCGCAGACGGCGAGGTCAAGAATCTCGCGAAGGCGCATGAGCACGCGCTTGAGCGTCGCTTGCTTCCCGTCTTTCTCGATCGGCTGCACGGTGCGGATGACGAGTGGGGCGGTGATCTCGTCGAGCTGACGATTGCCGATCGGCTCGATGATGTAGCGCTCGAGGCGTCGTCGCTCGTCCAGATAGCTCACGATCTGGGGCTTTTTGAGACGACACCAGAGACGAAAAGCGTCCTTCAGTACATACCCTTTTGGCGGCTCGAGCCCGATGTCTTTTCTTATGCGTCGGGCTTTTTGTCGTGCCTGCGCGAGATTCATGTCTGGGTACTCGCCGAGCTTTTTGTCGGCGACACGGCTCGATGAAGACGTGCGCAAATACCAGATCTTTTTGCCGGACGGCATGACGCGGAGCGTCAACCCGTTGCCGTCGGCGATTGAATACCTTTTTTCACGCGGCTTCAGGGCTGCGATTTTTTTAGAGGAGAGAGTAGTCACATGACCTCCGATTTCAAGACGGCGTATCGCTTTGATGACGCCGGTTACTTCGAGCACGAGCTGTCCGTTCAAGTGATTGACGGCGAAGCGCTCATGCCGCCGTCCACGACGGTGCTTTGCCCGTGGGGCGAAGGCGCTAAGGACGACAAGGTCTTCTACCGCTTTAGCGATGGGAAGTGGGGGACGGAAGCGAAGCCTACGTGCGCAGCAGATCTTGTCGGTGTTGTGGTTTCTCATCAGTCTCAGACGCCGCGCGACATCGAAATGCGCTCGCTCATCCAGAAGTTCTCTCAGGAAGAGGGGTATCGCGAAAGGCGCGGCGAGGACCTGTCTTGGGCAGTCGAAAAGATTCCTGAAAAGACTGAAGCCGAGAAGCGGGAAGATGCTGAGAAGTCCGTTCGCGCAAAGCGTGACAGCCTGATCTCTGAGACTGACTACCTTCTTGCCTCTGACTACCCGATCAGTGCCGAGGATTTGGAGGCGGTCAAGGTTTATCGACAGGCTTTGCGAGACGTTCCGCAGCGGGCAGGTTTCCCCTTCGATGTCGTGTGGCCTGATCTTCCTGTGATCGTCGCAGAACGATAAGGAGACGGTATGGCAACGGCCCTCGATATTCATGTCGATCAAGGATCGGACGTTCGGGTTCCGATTGCCTTCATCGATGATTTCTCTGAGCTTGACCTGACCGGCTACACGGCCCGCATGGAGATTCGCTTGTCAGCATCAAGCAAAAGGGTGGTTGATCGGCTCACCACCGAGAACGGGCGCATCTCGATCGAGAAGGGAACGCTCACGCTCTTCTGGTCACACGAGATCACCGAATCGCTCTCTGCCGGGCGATACGTCTATGACCTCGAGCTTGTGTCAGCGGGCGGGGAAGTTTCGCGCGTTCTAAGCGGCCGAGTTCACGTATGTAAGGAGGTAACGCAATGGCCTGTGGCGAATGCGTAATTCCGCCGTTGGGGTACCCGGGGTGCTATCCGCCCGCGATACCCACTGACGTCGGGCGACGCATCGTGCGTGTGAGTGTTCCGGGCTTACAAGGACCGCCGGGCGAGACTGGCGCGCTTGGCTACTCAACTCGCACCTGTGCATCCCTCGGCGCTTTCGAAACGAAGGCGCTTGAAAATCTGCGACCTGAAAAGGGTGCCCAGCCCGGAGATCAGGTTGCAAATGATCGCGGACAACTCTTTTTAATCACTGCCGTCACTGAGTCGACTTTCACCGTTGGTGAAGTAGTTGGCAACGTTGGCGTTCAGATCGATGACGAAGATTTGTCCGCGACTTCCGTTTGGTCCTCGCAAAAAGTACAGGAACGAATTGGTTCTCCTGTCGACTTTGTGAAGATCTTTGAATCGGAACTTGATAGTTCTGAAAAGTAAAAAATCCATTTTGGAGTAATTGAAAATGGCTGAAATCAGCAAGTCTCTTGAATCCCGTGTTTCCGAATTTGCCGCCCGTACTGGCCAGGAAATTAAGAAGGTCCGCGGCGAAATCGCTACCAGCAACACGGCCGCCGAAGCGCTGACCCAGCGCGTCGCTGCCAACGAAGGTGCCATCACCAACCTTCAGAGCGAAGTCGCTAAGAAGGTCGAAATCGACGACGCTCAGGCTTCTGCTACGAAGACCTATTCGTCTCAGAAGGTCGACTCCCAGATCACTGCTGCAAAGCAGTCTGTGAAGAACGATCTTCTCGGTGGCGCTGGCGAAGCCTACGACACCCTGAAGGAACTCGCTGACGCTCTCGTCACGAACAAGGACGCGATCACCGCCCTCCAGCAGATTGCGAAGGGTCACGTTCAGTTCGACAAAGCTCAGGCTCTGAATGACGATCAGAAGAAGCAGGCTCGTGCGAACATCGGCGCTTTGAGTGCCGCAGTTGAAAAGAGCGGCGTTGCTCTTGACACGCTGACCGAAGAAGGCTCTTACGTCGTCACTGGTGCGACGGGCTTGCCGTCTGACTTTACGGCCGAGCCCGTCTTCGTGACCGTTACGAAGGCTGGTGCGGCAACCGTGCAGATGGTCGGAGGTGTCCAGGGCTCTGAGTACAAGCTCTTTGCTCGTACTGCGGCCGAAGGCGCTTTTGGTGAGTTCGCTCAGATCGGTGCAAAGACCGACTTGACTGACTATGCCAAGAAGAGCGAAGTGGCGACGCAGATCAGCGAAGCCGTCAACCCCGTGAAGACGACTGCCGAAGCCGCTCAGGCAAAGGCGACTGAAAACGCGGGCAAGATCACGACGCTTGAGGCGACCGTTGGCGAGCACACCACGAAGCTCACCTCTCTCGAAAGTCAGGTTCAGACGAATACGACGGCCATTCAGAAGAACACCGGCGACATCACGACGATCAACGCTAACATCGGCGCGAAGCAGGACTTCGTCGCCGCCTTTGAGGCCGCTTTGGCTTAAGAGGTGACTATGGCAGACGCATCTCACGATCGCGATCTGCTCAACGCTGCGGCCGCCTTCATGGCGGCTGCGGCGCGCCGCACGCCTGGTCCTTTAACTGCTGAGGTCAAGCTCGCGGTCGAGCGCATCGCAAAAGAAATTAAGGCTATCCGCGCTGAGGTAGGAGGCGATAACTCTTTGCAGGGGCGAGTTGAGGCACTGGAAGAGGCCCTCGCCGACATCGCCTTTAACGAGAAGCTTTTGGCGAATGGCTTGGCGAAGTCGACGTCTCAGACGCCGCCGTTTTCAGTAACTTTGACGCTCGCAGGGATGCCTGGTGGTTCAACTGTCACGTGGACAGTTGACGGGAAGTCGACCACGGGCGCGAGCGTTAGCACCTACATCGGCGCTCAAGTTTCATGGTCTGTGTCGTGTACTGGATATCGCACCAAGACTGGCACGGTCAGCGCGCTCTCGACTCAGACGATCAACGTCACGCTCGAGGAGCTGCAAGCTACGGATATCGTGTTGTCTGGCGACTTCTCTGATCCGCACAAGCAACTTGTGAACTTGGTCGACAACACCAATTTCCAAATTAGCGGTTCAAACATCCAGAACGGGTCTTCGTCGTACAACAAGAATTCTGGCACCTCGTATGGCTACATCAAGCTCACGACGAAGGAGCAGTGCACGCTCAGCGTCACGGGCTACGTCAGCTCTGAAAGCAACTACGACTTCGGTGGCGTTTATGTGGGTTCGAAGATTTACAAGCCGACTCAGTCTCAGGCGAAGAATGGGACCACCGATAGCGCTGGGACGTATCTGATTCGCCAGTCTGGCTCAAACTCTTCGAAGGAGTACACGATGACGCTGACCGCAAACACGACGTACTACCTGAACTTCTTCTATGTGAAGGACAGCTCAAGTAACAGCAATTCTGACCGATTCTTCGTATCGAAGATTCAGTATCGAGCAGTCGTTTAAGGAGGCAGAATGGTTTTCATCAAATGGCTTTTGTGCGGGTGTCTTTCTATCCCGATGACGATTTTGGGCAAGGCTCTTTGTTGGGTCTTGCCCTTTTTTGTTGACGAGGAAACGAAGCGTCTTCCGAAGTGGCTCGACTGGTTCATGACCGATGACAACGATGCCGACGGTGACGCCGGGCACTGGGAGCGCAATCCCGGCACGGGGAAGTGGGCGACCTACGTACGTCGTACAAAGTGGTTCTGGCGCAATACTTGCTACGGCTTCGATCGCGAAGTCGTTGGCATCAAGTGCTGGTCGACAGACGTCATCGAATTCACTGGTGACGTCGATGTCGGTCGAAAGCCTTTCCGCCCCGGCGTGAACTGGCATCACCTTTATCGCAACGGCAAGCTGATCGGCTTTCAGTGGTACTTCGTGTGTGCATGGCCGTGGGGACTCTTCCCGAAGCGTTGCATTCGCGGAAACTTCGGCTGGAAGCTATGGGCAAATAAAACCGAAACGGAAGATTGGGCCCAGTGGACAGGCATGTGCAATCCGTTTTTCAACCGGGAGGACTAGATGTGTGATGAGCCGACGACACCGCTGAAGCGCTTTGCCGCGACGCTCACCTCAGGAACTGCGTCAGGAGCGGTCAAGGCTTCGCCTGGTGTGGCTGTAACTGGACTTACTGTATACGGCTTTCCGGTTGAAACTTGGGTCAGCGTTCTGACTTGCCTGTACCTGTTTTTCATGATAGTCGGCTGCCTCCCGAAGACGATTGACACGATCCTGTATCTCTACAGACTGGCGCATCCAAAGCGAAGCCAGACCGTTGTCCCGGTCTCGAAGCGCGATGATCGCGGAGAGATGATCCGTGTGCTGGCGAAGGCTGAAAAGGCAAAGGAGGGGAAGGGTGAGTCTTAAGAAAAGGCTAGCCGTTGGAGTCCTATCGCTTTCCGCGACGGGACTGATCGGCATCGCAAGTTACGAAGGCTTCAGCGAAAAGGCGTATATCCCCATTAAGGGAGACGTGCCGACCATCGGGTTTGGCTCGACAGAGGGCGTGAAGAGGGGCGACGCGATCACAGTACCGCAGGCGCTTGATCGTCTTCGGCGTGACATTACGGTGGCGGAATCTGCCATTTCGCGATGCGTGCGGGTCCCGCTCTCGCAAGGCGAGCTCGATGCGTACACGTCCCTTGCCTTCAATATTGGCACGGATGCATTCTGCCGATCGACGCTCGTGGTCAAGCTCAACGGCGGGGATTACGCTGGGGCGTGCGAAGAGATAAAGCGCTGGGTTTATGCCGGCGGTCGCCGGGTGCCTGGTCTCGTAGCTCGTCGTGAGAAAGAGTACGCGACTTGCGTAGGAGATGTGCGATGAAGCTGAATGTTTGGGCTACCGCCCTTGCATTATGCGTCGCATTCGCGGCTGGGTATCGGTACTCTGCTGCGCTTTACGATGCGGACATTGCCGCCTTGCGCGAGGATTATGCGACTCGCGCACAGGCGTTGGAGGCGAAGTATCGTGAGAAAGAACGGGTGCAATATCAATCTTTGGTGGAGGCGTGGCAGGCGCGTGATGAGGCTTTGTCTCTCGTCGACGCTCTTAACGGTGACATTGACCGGGTGCGCGGTGAAGCCGCAGCCGCCAAGCGTAGATTGTCCGCAAACTCCGCAGTTGCCTGCAAGTCTGAGCGAGAGCAGCTTGCCCGATGCGCAGACTTACTCGAAAGAGGCACGGAGTTGGTTCGAAGAGGTGTCGAACTATCTGAGCGCACTGCGATAGACAAAGACGCTATTGCGATGATTGTGAGCCGGTGAAGTGCTAAACTCCCTGCAACAACACCGCGCAAGCCTAGCCCTTTGGGATGCTCACTCCGCGCGGTTTCCTATACGGGCTACGATAGTACCTGCGCTCGATCATGAGGAGCGCCGAGAAATCCTGTCCATGAAAATGCCCCACTTACCATTGATCGGTAGGTGGGGCGCTTTTTTGTAACTGTACTTTTTGGGTCGTATGTGCACATCAAAAAAGCCCAGAAGGCGAACCATCTGGGCTTTTTCTTGGTTCATCTCGGAAG